TCACACTCCGTCACTCCGTTGCCAGTCCGTTGCCAGTCCGTTGCCAGTTTCCTCGAGCCGGTCGAGGAGCGCGGCCGCCTCCTTCCCCGCAGATGTCCCACGAACCGCGTGGAGATACCGTTCCGTGGTACTGGCCAGCTTGTGCCTGAGATGCGCTTGGGCCGCCGAGACAGACCCACCTGATGCCGCGAAGATGCGCGATGCCGCACAGTGGCGAAGAAAGTGCGCTCCTTTGGGATCAAGGCCTGCGGCCTTGTGGACCCGCTCCACCCGGGTCGAGATCCGGCTGGTGTAGAGCGGCTCGCCTTCCCCGTTGGTGATCACGTACGGGCTCGAGCTCGATTCACGATGAACCTCGAGCGCGAGCCGGAGTCGGCGCGGGAGGTCAATCCGCCCTGCCTCTCCGGTCTTCACCGCGCAGTCGGATGCCCCTGCGAGTGGGCGCTGGTTCCGGACAATGATCTGGTTCTCGCGCCAGTCGACGTCCTTCCAGCGAAGCCCGGCGACTTCGCCAGGCCTGAGACCCCCGTCGAGCCCCAACAGGATCAGCAGTTCGAGGTTCTCCCCCCACTCGGCACCCACCTTCCTCGCGGCCGCGAGGAGGCTGGCGATGTCATCAGGGCCGTGTGCCAGGTCGAGCACGGTGCTCTCCAGTTGCCGACGTGGCAACTGGGGGACCTCGGCGAGGTACTTTGCAGCCACCGCCATGCGAAACAGGATCCGCAGGAGGATGACACATCCGTTGTGATAGCCAGCGCTCTGCTTCAAGAAGCGCTCGGTAAGCTTCTGGTTCTCCCGGTACGTCCAGGAATCGCAGCGCACATGCTCTGCGATTGCCCGGAGGGCGGTCCAGTGTCGTCGTTTTGTTCGTCGTTGGCTTTCCTTCTTCGTGGGGATGTTCGCAGCGTACTGGTCCCACAACTCTCCGAGCGTCGGGACCTGCTTCGTTGGTCTTTCGATCTGATGTTCGCGTGTCTCGACGTGCTCCACCGCGGGCTTCGCCTGCGCGAGGAACAAATCCTTGAGGATCTCCTTCACCTTCCTTTCGCCCCATGCTTTCGCGGCCACGGGATCGTGGCCAGCAGGCGCTACGAGCCTCCTGCGGACGACTTCTCCTGTGGCGGGGTGGCTGATCATGATGTCGACCTGCGTACGGGTTGGGTCTCGCTTGTAGACCCGAGTTGTCACGGTCACTCTTGGTTTGCCTTGCTGGCAAAGCCCCGTGTTCTCCGTCGACCACTCCACCACGCCTGCCCACGGGTACACAACCCTCCCGCCGTGCTTCCTCCATGCCGGCCCTTTCGAACTCGATCGCCAATTGGCCAAGGTCTTCGCCGAGATCCGCAGGTAGGCCGCTGCTTCGTCGGCCGTGAGCAGCTCCGGGTGCGCGCCCGACGCCTGTGAGGGGTCACACTGTTCGGCGCGATCCTGTCCAGACCCCACGGCTCCACCAGAGCTTGTGCTCCGGCGCGGGCGTGAGGGCTGGCTACTGTTCACCTCCCATCATAGGCCGCCGGGACAGGTTTACAGGGTCGGCCGGTAGCAACCCAGGTGCCACCTCGCCGCCGATCTCATCACCAGCAAGCTCGAGTTCCCCTCAGCCCCGAAGAGCGCGAGCAAGCGGTGATGCTCCGGCATCTCGCCATCTCCAAGGATGTCCGCGAAGAAGCCCAGCTCCTCCTCGATGAAGGTGCCGACCCGGACTATCTCAGGGACCTGCGCATCAGCTGCACGTCGGCGCTCGCCGGTGATGAAGCGGCCATGTACTGGGGTGCCAGCGTTACTCCCCTGGTCTGCGTTCAAGCCAAGCGCCGAGTCCGGGAAGCCGGCCTTGTCGATGGTGCCTTGTATCTGGCGGTTTTGTACGTGGCGGCCAAGACGGCGCCGCCGCCCATCTACTTGGGCTCGGGAAGCGGGCTTGGTGGGGGTCCGGGCGATGGTTTGGCTTGGAGCCCGGGTTCGGGCGTGGACCCCAGCATCAGGGTTCGGAGATATCCGGACCCGGTTCAAGGGGACCTTTGGGATAGCGATGATGTTCCTTGGTCGGAGCTTGCCCGGCTTCGGGCGGCCTACCAAGATCTGACGTAAGCGGCAAGAAGCACCCATGCTGCTGGTCTTCTGGAGTTTTTGCACTAAGGATTTCGCTACCTGCCTCATAGCCGACCCCAAGTAGACGCGAGGCCCCCGCGAAGCAACCAAAGCCCCGGCGTATAGGACCCACCATGACCACCCCCCTTCCTCCCTTCATGACCATCCTCGAGGCCTCCGAGGCCTTGAGGATGCACCACACCACCCTCCGGAAAGCCGTCAAGGAAGGGCGCCTCCAGGCCTCCCGACCCGATGGCCGCGCCCTCCGATTCACCCCCGAGCAACTCCAGCAGTGGCTCGCTTCGACCTCCACCTCGAACACCTGAGAAGGAACCCAATGAACGACATCAACAACGCCATCAACGACGCCGGAGCCAAAGGCTTTCTCATCGGAGTCTTCCTCACCCTCGCCCTCGTCTTCTCCTGCAGCGTCTGTCAGCACCGCGATGAGCGGCTCCGCGAGGAAGGCCGAATCGAGACCCTTCGGGAGATCAAGTTTCCCTCCACCAATTGATCGAAAGGACCCGAGACCATGACCACCTTCAAGAAGAAGCCCAAGACCACCACCTGGCTCACCGTCCAGCAGGCGGCCTACGTCCTCGGCGTCCACCCGGCCACTGTTCGCAAGTGGGCCGCTATGGGGGACTTGATCAAGCGTCTCGTCCCCGGAGAACGCGCGATGCAGATCAAGGGCAACATCACCGACAATGGGGAGCACGAGGTGGTTGTCTCTCCCTATCTCAGCTGGAAGCTGATGACGAGCCGGAGTTTCTGATGGGAGCCTCCAACTACATCCCCGGAACGGTCCCCAAGCCCGGCAACTGGCCCAGCTGGTTGCGAATGCCGCCGCTGAAAAAGCAGCCCGAGAAGCCGCCGAAGACCAACCCCGTACCCTCACCGGAAGCCGAAACCTCGGCGCCCTGGTGGTCCACCGAGTAAACCCCTGACCCCTCGGCGGATACCACCGGCGATTGCCGGCAGTGCCGATAGGTCCGCCGAATCCCCAATACCCGATCCCCTGTTGGGGCCTTGCGATCTGCAAGCCCCGATTTGAACCCCAGAAATGCGGAAGGCCCGGGGTCATCACCCCCGAGCCGACCAGGAAGCAGACAGACCAGATGTCCACATCCTCTATCAACAATACGCCCGATAGCCAGACCGGCGCGTCGGGGGCTCCGACGCTCATCGTATCCGGCACTCCCCTCCTCCATCTGCCGACGCCGGCCGAGTTGGAGCGAATGACGCGCCACCACCGGCAGGTGGTCGAACGAGAGGCCCAGCGGCCAAAGCGCCCCGAGCTTCATGATCCTGTTTGGAGGGAGGCATACCTCCAACACGCCGAGAGGGTGCGCTCCAGGATTCCCCATCCGACCACTCACGAAAGCCTCTGGCCTGGCGCCGTGGGCAACATGGCCAAGAAAGAGGATGGCAAGTTCGGCCAAGACTGGGGCTCGATTAAGCCCATGTGGTTCGCGGGTCTCAAGGGACGCCACGAGTTCATCAAGTCGAACCTCTGCATCGGAGAGAAGCACTCGGGCCCCATGGACTACGATGCGCTTCTCCTCGAGCGCAAGTATGCCCGCAAGTGGAACGCCATTGCGGTCTACGGACTGACCGTCGACGCGGACTCGTACACGGACGAGGACACCGGGGAGATGATCTGCGCCATCCGAAATGACAAGGACCTGAAGCGGTTCCTTGGGCTGGCGATGCGGCTCGGTTGCCACCTCGCCTACACGACCTCCTCCCACTTCCCCGTCATCGGCAAGCAGAACTGGAAGCTGCGGTTCCCTACGAAGGGGCATAGCTATTTGGACCACAAGCACCACGGGCTCTGGATCCGCAGGAAGTTCGCGGAGGTCCTGGAGATCGAAGAGAACGGCCCCCGCTGGCGCTGCTTGGACCCAATCTCTGAGCGAGGAATCCAGCTCGAATACAGCGTGAGGGTCCTGGACGCCGAACGTCTTGCTCACGCCAGGATTGCTCAGCATACGGGGAGGGTCATCGACCTCTCAGAGTCTGAGGACGGGATCTTTCGCATGGAGGCGGAGAAGGAAGCTCTGAAGGCCAAGGCTGACGAAGTGGCGGCTGAGGTTCGCCGCCGCCAACAGCACCTGGGCGAGATCAACACCAAGAGCCACCCCGAACTGGTGGCGTCTTCCTCCTCCGCCAAGAGGATCACGGAGGCCAAGCGGCGGGCTGCTTCGATGGGCGGCGCGGTGGAGGGTCGGCTGGGCGGCACCAAGACCTTCCGGGTCATCGTCCTGTGCAAGGGTCTGGGCCTGACGCTGGAGGAAACCTGGGAGGTTCTGGTCGCATGGAATCCCACATGTACCCCCATGTGGGAGCTGTGGGACCTTCGGGAGAAGCTGGAGCGTGGATATGACGGTGCCGAGGTGGGATTTGGTTCCTTCCTGCGGCATGGTTGGATGGGGGTCACAAACCTCATCAACGACATCTCCGGCCTTGACCTGAGCTTGGATACTCCTGAAACTAACAAGGATGAGGCAAGCAAACCAATAAATCAAATTGACAGCTGTTCTCTGGTGAATCGAGAAATCGATAAGTACACTAAGGAGAATCTCGATTTCACATCACCGTCACCGTCCCTGGCTCGCAAGGGGCAGGAGTTCAACTGTTGTTTGACGGTAAAATACCTGGGCCTCTTTGACGACAATCTATCCCCCTTGGCCGAGGTTCTCGGGGGGCCTGAGGTCGCCGCCACCAAGCCCCCAGGGAAGGCTTGGCGCCTTCTTGAGATCCACACGCGGGATCTTCCCGAGGTGCAGTACAGCGAACTCCTGGCTCGGGTGCTGTACCGTCGCAGCTCGTACGGAACCGCCAAGAACAAGTCCCTTCGTCGCCTGGTACGCGAGCTTGTGGATGCTTCTTCGCAGGGTCGGCGGGTGCTGGTGATCGTCCACCGTCGCACCCTGGCTCGTCGCATCGCAGCCGCTTGGGGGATGCCCGTCTACCTTGAGGAAGAGGGTTCTGAGATCAAGGGGTCCTGCGTCGTCTGCATCGACTCGATCGCCCGCATCGCTCTGGGGCCCATCGACCTCATGGTGATGGACGAGTCGGAGCAGGTCATCAACCACATGTGGAACGGGCCCATCCGCTTCACACGGAAGACCGCGGGCGTGTGGTCTGCCCTCAAAGTCTTGGCGAGCAAGACCAAGCGCCTGATCTTTCAGGACGCCAACTTGGCGAACATCACCGCCATGTTCGCTCGCAAGCTCATGGGTTGGCACCAGCCCCACCAGCGCGACGAGCAGTTCTGCCTCAACACTTGGGCCCCCAAGCGCCCCAAGCACCACCGCTACGGTGATGAGACCGCATGGCTTGATGAGCTGTACCGGAGCCTTCAAGCGGCTCACGACAACAACGTGGACCGTTTCGACTGGGTTGGCTTCCTCAACGCGGAGAAGTGCAAGGCCGTCGCCGAGGTCATTCGGGAAAAGTTCCCTTGGCTCAAGGATCAGATGATCGAGATCCACCGGGACACCACGAAGCTCGCGCACGTCAAGCACGCCATCGAGTACCCCGAGACCATCTCCTCGAAGTACAAGTTGGTGCTGGCCAGCCCCAGCGCGGGCACAGGGATCTCCGTGGAGGACGAAAACCTCTGGCACGTTTGGCTCGACGCCCAAAGCGGCGTTGGACCCAACGCCTTCGATGCCGTTCAAGCCCTCTGCCGTGTTCGTGATCCCATCGGTGCCTGGAAGATCTGCATCTGGGGGTACGAAGCCCCGAAGGTTGTGGACCCTCAAGTGATCCTGGAAGGTCGTCTGGCGACGTCGATGGAGTCGCGGGCGCGTATGTCCGAACTCTGTGGGTACTCCATGTCGTACCCCAAGGGCGATGAGGGCGACGCGCTGCTCATCCCCGACAACTGGGACCTGATCGAGATTGATGCGCACCTGGAGGCGCACAACAACTTCCATGGTGGGTGCCTTGGGGACTACCACGTGCTGGACAAGCAGAAGAATCCGACCGGAGCCATCATCGAAGGATCTCTGGACAGGGCACTGCGAGAGATCGGCAGCGAAGCTGTCCACGTCGCCGCGGTTCACCCAGACCCCAAGGCGTGCAAGGAGGAGCTCAAGAAGGCCAAGAAGGGGCTCAAGCAGATCAAGGTTCTGTCCATTCAGGCCGCGGAGGACAAGGATCTGGACGAGGCCGAGAAAGAAGCTTCTAAGGAGGATGCTCCCCCAGAAGCGGAGTTCATTCGGATCAAGGCCAAGCTTCGCCACTTCTTCGACATCCCCAAGGACGAGGAGGTCCCCCTTCGCATCATCGAGTCGGACCTTGAAGGGGCGTACAGCGCCAAGTGCCGGGACTTCGTGCGCTACGGGTGGGTGGAGAACGGTGAGACATGGCGGGTGATTGAGCAGGACCGCAAGGATCTGGATCTCGGCACGGGTAAGGGGACCGAGATCGATCTCAAGAACAAGGCCAGTTCCCAGATCACGGCCCGAGAGGTCATATTGCTGTGGGGCATCGACTACTTGGAGCACCACGCGGTCCAAGGTACCGTTCTGGTTGACCCTGCCCCCAGCGCCATCACGCCCGCCCTTGCCGAGAAGCTGGACCGGAACATGGGCCTCAAGTGGGATCCTGCGACCATGACGCCGCGCCGTCTGCTTTCCACCATCCTCTCGCGCATGGGCGTAAAGCTCGCGGAGGTCTCTCGGGTGCGAGATCCGCAGACCGGAAAGGTCAAGGTCGAACAGAAGATCTGCTTGGACATCTACCGGCAACTCGAAGGGGACACCGCAGCGTACAAGCGTCGGAACACGACGAAGTCCGCAAAGGATGAGGCGTGGCCTGACGGGATCCGGGAGTTCGACCTGGGCGACCCCTGCTTTGGTGGGAGGCGGGCGGCGTAGGATTGCTGATGGAGGCCGCGGACGAGCAGCCTCTCCGGTGCTTCGCGTGGCCTGATCAGCCGTCGCTGCTTGCGTTCCTCGCGGCCGCTACAGCCTCTAAAGTCTTGTTGGCAGTGCCAACGCCGGGGGGAAGCATTGTTTTGAGATCCGAAGGCACAACCTTGCCTACGAACAGTACGGCAGCATCCATGATCTCATTGCTCTTATCGAAGGTGACCACCAATACCCTCCCTTGGGGAAGTGCGGAGACCTGGACTTTGTAGCCCTCGATATTGTGCTCAGTGAATTCGGCCATCCTCCCCGGCTACACCCTCCGAAACCGCGCGCCAAGAAACCAGCGGCTTCACCGCCCCGGACCCCGCGGACCCCACCGACCATGGAGAGGGGTCTGCCGCCCCCACTGCCCCTAAAACAGTTCACCCTGAGCCGGTCCCTCCTGGACCCGTTCCTTCTCCTGGTGGAGGCGGATCCAGTCCTCGAGCTGCGCGAGCGGGAGGTACTCCACCCGCCCCCAGGTCATCCAGATAACGGCCAAGCCCTCCTCGGCAAAGATCGTGACTCCGATCGCGCTGGGGAAGCCGTTCACCTGGGCGAGATAGCGCGCGAGTTGGAGGCAGACCGGACGAGCGGGTGGCACGCCTGCAGTCTGTCACCGATTTCGGCGCCGAGAGCGCACATCTCTGCTTGATTTGAGCATGCATGCTGTCTTTCTCTTCGTCAAACAAAAAAGCGACAGCTTTGGTTGACCGGAACAGATCCGGGCAGATCGGGTCAGCGAGGGCGCATAGACCGCAATTGGCCATTTAGCATCTTAGGATGTCAGCAACGGCTGGAATTGGCGGTTCAGCTCGGTTTCGCGCACCTAAACTTTGCATCATTTGCACTGGGTAGATCTGCTCACCCGGCGTGCGACCAGGTTTCCCGGCAGCCATGCCGGCCCCGACCAGGGAGAGGGGGCGGAACCGTACGCCGTGGTGGGGGCAGTCGACCACAGCTTGCGCGCTCCCGACCGGGACCCATTTTCCGCCCGTGACCGCATCCATCCACCTTACCGTCCAAGACCTGTTCACCCTCTCCAACCAGGGGCAACACCCCCGGGTCATCGTCACCGAGCCCGACGCCTCCGTCGTCCGGGGGACGTTCGTGATGGTGTCCCCTGAGCCCTCGCTCACCGCAAAGGCTCTCGTCCAGCTCGACGGACAGCCGGAGGGTACCTACAACAACTATCAGGCGAGCTGGATTCAGATCGACGAGGAGGGGGCCCCGACCCTGTAAACCTGTCCCAGGCGGCCTATATGTGGACATGACGCACTCCAGCGCCACGCCCACCGGCAAGCCCACGGCTGCCATCCTGCCCACACTCCCCCCCGCCAGCATCGAGCTGATCGAGCTGGCCGCCAGTGCCCACTACGGGATCCGGCTCCGGTACGTCCCCGAGGACCAGCCCGAGAGCGATCCCGAGCCGGTCAAGACCCTCACCGCGCACGACCTGGAAAAGGCCGTTGCCGCTGGTGCGAAGTACGGATTTGGTCGTGAAACCATCACCAAGGCCTGGGACGGACGCTAAAAGTCGACCTTGAGGTAATCCTGGGGACGGCTCCAACTGCTGGAAGCGGCCCCTGCCAAAGAGAGAGCGAGGCGCTTTCCAAGCGCGCTTCTATTCCTTGGTTGATTCGGGTAGATGGCTCGCGACTTCTTCGACGGGAGGAGGCGAGGCTTGCACCCTCGCCCGGTGGTAAGCGGCATCTCTTGCGGCTTTCTTCTCTTTCCTGGCTATGTCGTCTTCCCGATCTTTTTTCATTCGTTGCAGGATGTCGACCATAATACGTTGCCTTTCCTCGGGGGGGCTTGACCTAAGCCCATGAGCCTCCGAGAATCCCTTTTTATCAAGGGGAACAGGGCGAACGATTGTCTTCATGGTCACTTTATCAATTACATCATACAGCTCAGACAGGACGACTTTTGCCTCGGCCTTGGTGTACTCCCCTGTAGCTGCGCGCCCGTAGAGTTCGGCAATTTTCCACCCCAGCTTATGAGCGAAGTCTGGCGTGAGCTCATGGGTCACTCTTGGCAAAATCTCGACGTAGTGACCGGACTTGATAGGAAACGCCTTGGTGATATTCAGGGTGTAGTACCGCGAATCCAGCGGCTCATCTTCGAACGATACGAAGAAATGGTTCTTGACCTTGTTCTCAAGAAGGTCACTTAGATGTTCCGACAGAACACTTTCAAACAGGTCAGGGCAAACCAGCGTGTATCGCTCGTCTCCCTGCTCCGTTGAGAACGTCCAAGGCAAGGCAACTCTCGACCAATCCTCTTCACGTCTGATGTGGCGAGCAAATGGCTCAAGAAACCCTATCGTTATGTAGGGTACTTTTATCTTTCGTCCATCTGTCGTCGCCACATCGCAGGATTGCGACATGACCATTCCATGACGCACTCCAGCCAAATTCACCTCAGGATAAAACTTCTTGAGTGTGAAAGTTTGACCCTCGTAGAGGAAATCCAGCCCATCGATCGTGAAAATGCTACCCTGCACAAGGGACTTGGCAGGGCGCGGGTCGACTTTCTGAAGCTGCATATCTTACCGGTGGTGACCCATCTTTGACAGGACTCCAGACGTGATTCGTTCACGCTGTTCCTGGGTCAGCCGGAACGGCTCCTTGGCGAGTTGCCGAACAAAGTCGAGAGCCTCTTGGACTTCTTCCTGAGCATGGGAATGAACGATCCCTTCGTTGCTCTTGATTTCGATGGGAGGCGGGGACATTGGTTACTTCCCTAATGCCGAAGACCGGCGGGTAAAAACGAGGTTACTTTGGGGCCAAGTCAACTTGGCCTGGCATCGTAGTATGCCAAAGATCATAACGGGTTACAGACGTCTGGGCAAGATGTGAGTTCTGTCACTTTTTGTTTGACAGAAAGGGCGACACTCACGCCATTAGCAGAATCGCCCGTGACAAGTGCGCTTGTCGTCCCCACCCCCCCAGAAGCCACAGTAGCACCTGGCACGCCCAAAAAGCTCTCCGAGCATGGCGCTCGACATCACCCATCCGACCAGGCGGTGGGGACGCCTGCCCCATTACCACGCCCCACGCCGAGAGAGGTCGCGCCACCCGCTTCCGAGTTCGGCGGTCGCTTCGCCGAGGATGGGTGAGATCGCTCGGATCCACAACACCGGCACCAGAAATCCGGATTATTTTCCGGTGTTCGAGCTCTTCCACAGGCCATCCCTGTGTGAACCCGACAACCACCCCATCCACCTGCTGCCCCCACTGCCACCAGAAGCTCCCCCAGCCGAGGGTTGAGCGCCTGACCCCTGTCCTTGCCGATGCCCTCCAGCAGATCGCCCGCCAGACCCAGGACGGGCGCGTATATGTCAAGGTCCCTGCCTACCAGTTCAAAGGCCTTCATGCCCGTCTGGCTCTATGGGGCCTTGCCGAGGAGCTCCTCCACCCTCGTCGGTCAGGAGCTGGCCAGACCCGATCTGGGAGCTGGCGCCCGACCCAGAAGGGGCTGCAGTGGCTGAGCGGCATCCTCCAGGTCCCGTCCGAGGTCCACGTCCTCCGGGGCCGGGTTGTCGGCATGGGCCGCACCCTGGTGACCTGGGAGGAGGCCATGGCCCAGAGCCAGGAGCCAGCGAAGGGGCGTGGCAAGCGGGCCCTGGACGATGAGGGAGACCGCCTCTTCCTCGCCGAGCAGGCACGGCTGGAGCGCGAGTACCTCGAGGAGGACGACGACCAGGACGACGACCAGGACGACGACCAGGACGAGGAGGACGAGTGAGGTGAACGCCGTCAGGTGAATCGGTCAGGTCTATCGGCCGTCGCCCAGATCCGATAGGCCTGAGCCATGAACACCCGCCCCCAGCACCTTCTCCTCGTCGCCTTGGTCGTCCTCCCCGCCTGCTCTGTCCTGGTCGACCAGGGCGAGGAGACGAGCACGGGCGATCAGTCGACGGGGGTGGCCTCTTCCGGGGGAAGCAGCAGCACCAGCAGCACCGGCGAGGTTGACGACGACGGTGGATCCAGCTCGACCTCGACCAGCACCGGCGCCGGTGACACCGGCTCGACCAGCAGCTCCTCGACCTCGACCGGCGAAGAGAACGGCTCCACCGGATCCAGCAGCTCGACCGGCGAGGAGAACAGCTCCAACGACCTCCCCGGCATGGTCTGCGGGGATGGCGTTGAGGACCTGTACGAGGCTTGCGACGACGGCAACGACCTCCCCGGCGATGGTTGCAGCGCGGACTGCCGCCGATGGGACCGGTCTGGGATCGCCCAGGACGTCCCTGAGGTCGAGCTCGTCGGCTGGACCCCCTGCTGGTCCAGCACCTACTCCGAGAACGCCCTGGTGGGGGGGCTACTCGACTCCTGCACCGGGCCGGAGATGATGCTGGCGTGCAGGCCGGTGGGGGCAGCGACCTTCACGGTCCTGGCCCATGCTCCCCAAGCTGAGATCATCGCACCCGCGGATCCCGAGTCGGCCGACCCCTGGAAGGTCATTCACGGATCGGCCTGGCAGTGGTCGACCGACCAGATCGCCGTCTTCGACCCCAGCAAGCCCTCGCAATCAAAGTGCGGCGGGGCACTGTGCTGGCCTCGAATCGGTGACACGCTGATCCCCTGGGGCCGCTGCGGGGATTTGGAGATGGGCCTGGAGTCCGCTCCAAAATGGGAGCGGGTGGTCCTGCAGAGCTTCTATTGATCAGACGGTGTTGTGGACACTGATCAGCTCGACCCACCCCATCGCATTGTGGATCTTCCCGGCGGGCACCGCCGGAGGGCTGACCCTCAGGATCACGCTGCTGACCGAGGTAGCGACGCTGACCGTGTAGGTGATCCCAGCATTGAAGGTGTATAGCGCGGAGGTATCCTGGACCGTAGCAGTCCCCGAGACATTTCGGGCACTCACCATCCGGACGCTCGAGTGGTAATTGGTTGACAGGGCGTCCGTCTGCACGACGACGCAAGAGAACCTCAGCAAAGCCTGAGAGTTCGTGGGCAGGCTGATCGACACCACATCCTGGGTGCCACCAGCGGCGATCGAGGCCCTGCTGGCAGTCCTTTCGCGGACCAGGTTGTCATAAGCCAGACTGCCGCCCGTCAGTGCCGCTGCTGTCGGGCTCTGGGACGCGAAGGTGAACGTCGCAGAGCTGGTGTAGATGGGGGCGCGATTGATGTGCGAGTAGTCGATGGACTGCGCCAATAGGTCAGGAGTGGCCGTGCTCAGGCCCACAGGGCCGGATGCGTACTTCTCCGTGGCGTTGACGATCTCCATGGAGACCGCGTTGCACCAGTCGGCCGTCAACAAGGTGGCCTGCACGCCGCCTGTAAGGTTCCCGTCTTGGAATGCGTTTCTCGGAACTCCGTAGGGACTCGTCCCGTAGTAGGCGGGGACGGCATTTGCCGAGTCGATGATTAGCTTGGCGTCAACCATTAGTAGCTCTGTTCCCAGGCCAAGTAGGCGTTGGAGATTTCCTCGGTGCGGGCGATCTCTTGGCCTTCTCCGTCAAGAAGACCATTGTACTCGACCCTGGTTTCGGTCAGAAGGGGGTGCTGGGTGACGTCCCAGGACACGAACTGCTCGCCCAGGAGCTCCTCGAGCGCTTGGCCGAGGTCCGCGTACTGCTCGTCCGTGAAGGGAGCCGTGACGATCACGTCGAATTTTCTCGCCGGGAAGTTCCAGACCCGCTTTTCGGTCTTCTCGTAGGATTGGCTAAAGCTCAGCATTGATCGTTCCTTGTCATTCGAGGACAAGCGTGGAGTTCGCCCCCGCCACGATCGCCCGGCCATCAGGGCGGTGGATCCCGGCACAGAGTAGGTGCTCGGCGATGCTCCCCAGGTTTTGGGCTGCCCAGGTGATACCGTCGTCGGTGCTGGTGAGGACCAGCCCGGAATCTCCCACGGCCGTCCATCTCCCCCGCCAGTTGCCACAGACTCCGTTGAGCTTGACGGCGAAACCGGACTCCTGCTCGGTCCAACTGCTGCCCTGATTCGTCGAACGGAAGATCCGACCTCCAGTCCCCACGGCCACGTAGGTGTCGTGGAAGGCCGCGATCCCCCAAAGATCTCCAGTCATGGCCGCCACCGCCACGAACTCCCAGGTGAGGCCGTTGTCGAGGCTGCGGACGATCCCACCGATCGCGGCATTGCCGACCGCGACCGTGCACCCGATACCAGACGCGACCGCGTACAGATAGGAGCCCACGGGGCTGGCGAGCTCTGCCCAGGTGAAGCCGGAGTCAGAGGTCCGGAAGATTCGCCCATCCTCACCCACTGCAATAGCGACGTCATCGGCGAGAGGGCCACGAGTGATCCCCAGGATATCGCAATTGACGACGCCACCGCCCCAAGTGGTCCATGAGTAGCCGTTGTCATCCGAACGGTTGATCCCGAGCATGCCGGTGTAGCCCGCGGCAAGAAAGATCGGGCCGACCGCGCACACCGAGGAGAACCCGGCAAACCCCACGCCGAGGATCGGCAGCCACGTCACCAGGTCGCTGGAGATATAGATGTCCCCGCTCGAGCTGACGGCGGCTGTATGCCCCTTCACGCTGCAGCAGATGCCGGTGAAGGTCTCGGGGATCAACCCCTCTACTGGCGTCCAGAGCCAATGGATAATCGGCGCGCTGATCAACAGCGCGTTCTTGGAGACCAGACAGGCGAGCAGGTCATCATCCGCCCCGTGCTCGACCCCCAGAAAGAAAATGAAGGTCTCTTGGCTCAGGGGATCAATGCACTCGTCGTTGCAGTCGAACAGATCGGGCCCTGTGTCGATCCACCACAGCTGGTAGCTGATCAACTCCGTCAAGGACGCCCACCAGCCGTAGCTGTGATCATGTCCGCTCTGGGCCAGAAGTTTGGCTTTGAGGGCCCCCCTGCGGCCATCAAGGGTGCTCGGCTGAGCACAGTCGGGGAGACCGTAGGAGGCCTCCCAGTCGGACAGAAGCTCGTATGTCGTGCTGGGGTCGAGCTCGCGCTCGAGGTCCCGAGCACGAAGGTCGACGCGGCTGAGCTCGATGCTCTCAGCCGTGCAGAGCTGCTTGAGGACCTCGCCCTCCCGATCCCAGGCAGGACCGCGAGGGAGCAGGTCCAAGACCAGGGGCTTGTACTTCAGCGAGGTCAAGTCCACGGGCGCTTCGACGTAGGGGACGACCTTCGCGTAGATGTCGACCGGCATCAGACGCCCCCATAGATCCGCAGGGTGTCATCCAAAAACCGGACCTGGGTCCCGACCGTAACAAACGCGCTGTAGGGCTCGTAGCTGGAATTCAGGGCAGAGCCCGCTGCGAGAAGAGAGCCGCCAACCAGGTCCGTCCAGATGCCCCATCCCACCACCGTGATGGGCGACCCCTTGACGGGGTTGAAGACGATTGTCCCGGTGTTGGACAGGTACCAGGCCCCGGTGACCCCGTCCTGGTGCGTGGCCCAGGCGCTGTGGCTGACCCGATTGTAATCGACCCAGTAGTGTTCGACGGCGCCGACCCCTGCCAGGTCGGGCACCTGCGCCAGGAGCCCCACGTATACGGACGTCAGGTTCGGAAGGATGCGGACGAGCGCTTGTTCGTAGAGGGGCATGTGTCAGATCCAGGTGATCGCCAGGTCCTCGAGCACGGGGAGGGTCCAGGCCCCGATCGGGTAATCCCCGACGGGGAAAGCCAACACGTGGTTGTACTCCCCGGGCGTGGTCGAAATCGCCTCAGTGATCCAACTGCGGTACAGCACGTCTGCCGTGGTGAGGGGCTCGAAACGGGTCAGGAGCATGTCCCGGATAGACTGGTAGATGGCGGCTCGGACCTCCGAGAGCACTGCGTTGGCTTCGATCGTCAGCTCAATGGTGAGCGTGATGGGTTCCTTGACTGGAGCTTGGACGTAAGGAGGAGGGGCCACCACAGGCGCGTACTGGGCCATGATGGCCTCGACCTCAGCGATCGAGGCGGGACCGGGGAACGGGTCAACATCCAAATCCCGCATAAATAGGAGCGTGACATAGCCCACTTTTGGCGCGTGGGGATATTCCCAGACACGAGTTACCCCGGGGACCAACTTCGCCCAGGAAATATAATCCCCGGGACCGCCAGACTTCGGAGGAGAAGCCAATCGGGCCAGGAGACGGGTCCGGAGGGCCGAAGAGGTCTCTTCGTCCAGGCCGCCGATCGCGTCGAAGAACTGCGTCCCTGTGCTCTGGATCCCTGGGAGTGGCGTCTGAATCGTGAGCTCAGTGCCGCCTGGCATGTCTCCCGCGGCGCCTGCGACCTTGGCCCGGATGAGGGTGGCCGTTCCGAGGGCTACGATCACTGTATCCTCCACCACCAAATACTCTGTGCCATCAGCTCGGGTCCAGACCGTGCCCGCGGGCATCAGAGTATCCACGCCTGTGGCGTTGAAGACCGCAAGGCCCTCGGATCTTTGGGCCTCGATCTGATAGACCCCGAAAAAGGAAGCCCACTGCCTCAACCTCTCGTCATCCGCGAGGTGGGGGAAGGCATTTTTGCTGACGTCGTCCAGGTGGCCGTGTAGACCGTGGGCAGCTCCAGACCCGCTGGTCGCCAGGGCGTGCTCCACGGTCCCCTGCAACCTGGCGCTTTGGCTCCCGAGCTCGTACTCGAAATCAGAGATTCGACGCTCTCGGATCTTGGCAACGGTGGGTCTGGAAAACGGCATGCTCAGTATCCTCTATAGAAAGGCATCGTGCCTGATCTCCCAAAGCCGTTTGTAGGCGGGAAGAAGCTTGTTCGGGCGGGTCAAGGCGATCTCGAGTCCGACAATCCCGGGCCTTGGGCGAGTAGCGGTGACGGAAACGGTGGCCACGATGCCGGCCTCGACAAGCCAAAGGAGGCTCTCTCGGACATACCCCTCAGCCCTCCGCAGGGTCTCCAGCGTCGTCTTCCCCCTGCTCAAGAGCCACAGCTTCGATCCCATCCTTCGGGACTCAGGATCCCTGAGGCTATCGGCATCGGCCCACCAACCCTCTTGACGATCGAGCCCGGAGGTCTTGATCTCCTGGGGGGTCGCCTCGGCATTCGTGAAGATGGAGATCAAGACCTGTGTCTCGAGCGACAGGTCTGTCTCCAGGGCGCCCTGGTCTGTCTTGGCGAGTCGAGCCGCCCCTATGCTGTTGTCCCATTTGAGTGCGAGCATGGGTTACTTCCCGTTGATCAAGGTGGCGCCGGTGGGGGCAAGGGGGCCGACAACAGAAGGGGTTGGACCCGTGGATCCCGGACCAGCGGTCACCCCCGAATGGACGTGTGTGTCGTATGCAGCCTGAATCGCGGACAGGCGCGCATCGACGTCATCGGCCAGGGCGACCTTCTTGGTCGCGCCATCCTCCCCGAGATAGATCTTGCCCCCCGCGCCAGGCGTGATCACCACGTCCCCGTTGGCCTTGAGCCGGACCATCTGACCGGCGACGCCGATATGGAGAGCAACCTCTCCGGCAGCCAGGTCATCCCCTGTGAGTCGTTGTCCGCGGACCCAGGGGATCGCCACCAGGTTGGATGGGTCGCCGCCGATGGCGATCACGATCGCCTCTGCACCCTCGGGGCGAAAGCTCAGGCCAGGAGGGTTGAGGGTCTCAACCCGATCCACCTGCTCATCCTCGGTCAGCTCGTACTGGCCCTGAGCTACACCCGACGAGTTGTCGAGGGCGTTCAGGGTGCCATGTCGAGCGGTACCACGGACCCGGCGTTCGAGCTTGGCGATCTCCTGGGCGATGAGCTGGCGAACTGCTTGCAAGGTCACCACGTGAATCCGCCTTTCTTCTTCTTTTTGACGGGTGGAGCTGCCTGGTAGGCCTCGGGGAAGGTCAGCTTGAGCGAGGTCCGGGTCCCACTCTCATCGCGGACCAGGGTGGCGCTGGTGACGATGTACATGTCGTCCAAGTCGAGGAAGTCGTCCTTTACGCTGACGACCGCACCGGGCTCCCAGAGCCCGTGGGAGCCCATCTCCCAGGACAAGCTGACGTCGTCGGGGTTGACGATCTCGTAGCTCAGCTGCCGGGCCTTGCCCGCCCTTGTGTTGCGCTCCCACTCGGCCCGCTGCTTGACCAGGCGATCCTTCTCCAAGACCAAGGGACGATATCTGCCCACGCCATCGTCCTGGATCAGGTGGCTGGTGTTGACGTTCTTGCCGTTGGTCTCGGAGTCGGCGCAGCGCTGGCCTTTGAAGAGGTAGTCCGAGAAGCGCTCGGACATGTCGAAGGTGACACCACCCGTGAGCACGTTCCTCCCGCTTTCGATCTGCACATCAGGGAGGACGTACAAACCGGCTCTGGTGAAGACAATCGAACCATCTGCCTCGGACCGAAGCCGCAAGCCGTTGTCCTTGGCCAGCCGGTCCAAGGCCGAGAAGCAGGTCTCCCCCTCCTCGAGCTTGAAGTAGCGCTCTTGGGGAAGAGGACCGACGTCGCTCTTCACTTCGATCCCGAACGGCTCGCAGATGTCGCTGGCGATCTGCAAACCGAGGGTGTTGCGCCAAGATCCACCCGTCTTCTTGCCCGGGGCAATCGCTGAGCAGTCCACGAGGTCCCCCGCCATCGAGCGCCCGCTCAAGGACAGGGACGTGGACACGGCGTCGTAAGACAGGTCATAGCTATCCACGTAGCCGCTCAAGACGAGGAGGGAACCGTAGTAGATCTGCGCAAAGGATCCGTCCGTGATGGTCACCGGGGGGTCCTTGGACGACAGCTCCGTGACCAGCTGGAGGTCGAAGGACGAGGCAATGTCGTCCAGCGATCGGGTGACCTGGACGCTGGTCCAGTTCGAGATGTCATGGCCATCGATTCTCAAGGTGAGGTCAGCCATCGAGAAGGACCTCCAAGGGCTCCCCGCCGGGCACGAAGTTGGGATCGCGGACCTTGTTCCTTCCGCAGATCTCGAGGTCCCGGGTCGGGTCGCCGTAAAGCTCGTAAGCGATCAACAGGGCGCTCCGGGCCTCAGTGGGGGTGTACTTTTGGACGACCGGGAGAGCAGACACGAGGGACGCCAGGTGGGCGTCCAAGGCTGCCCGGAGGTCTGTCATGGCGACGAAGACATCGTCCTCGGTGTCGGGGTCGGCAAGGATCCCATCGGCCAGACCGCCCAGGGTGGCCAGGGCATCAATGGCCACTGAGGCGCTTTCCAAGGGGAGCGTGCCCATCAGGTCGATGACCTCGCTGATCGCCGAGACCTTCAGGAAGTCACCCAGGGCCTTCTGGGCGGCGACCTCTACGGGGTCCACTGGTGCCCCCTCGAACAAGGGCGGCGTGACGGGGTCAATCGCACACATGTCCTGAGCGGCGCTCAAGGCGGCTTCGACGGCGACTTTCTTCGCCCCACCGGGGAATGCTTGGTTCGGCGAATCCTCGTTGGCGGCGGCTTGGCTCTTGAAGATCCCTTTCAAGCCGGCGACGATCCCGGAAAGGGTCGTCAGCAGCTCGGCGGGCGAGTTGGCCAGCTTGCCGATGGTGCTGTTCAGGTCCGCCAGGGAGTCCGCGATACCGGCCGCCTGGGATACTCCCAAGGCCCCGAAGGCTTTCCGCTTGACCTTGAGCAGGCCGGAGGAGATGGCGCTGATGCCCTTGGACAGGGCGTTGAAGATGTTGCCCAACCCCAGCTTCTTGACCTTGGCGACCTTCACGGCTTCGATGGCGGCGACCGAAGCAACGGTCAGAGCCGCGCTCGTGGAGATTTTGATTCTCGCGCCATCGGGGTCGCCGCTCTCCACCAGGTCGAAAGAGAGGCGGGCCCACCCGCCCTCTGCGTGCGACTCCTGGATGTCGAGGCTGCTGCCCTCGTCAAGGATGACGCTGAGCTCTCCGAGCCAAGGATGGACGAAGATGTGCGGCCCCGGGCTCTCGAAGACGGCGATCACGTCGTCACGTTGGGTCAAGTAGTCCGACCCGATGACGATGGCATCGACCTTGAACTTCCGCGCTCGCCGCCCCATGTCCTCTCGAGCTGGGGTGTCTCGAAAAGGAAGCTCTCGGGAAGTTGTGCGCCGTCCAACGACCGTGCTGACCGATTGGACATAGAGCGGAACGCCGTCGATGCTGCCTTCAAGAAGGCTGTCGGACCAGGCTGCCATTACTGCGCTCCCGTGTTCACGCGGACCTGAAAGCCGGTGCCGGTGTTGGTCTTGAGCTGGGTGGACTCGACGGGGACCCCGCTGATCTTGATGTCGAGTTGGCCCATAAACTTGTTGTCCTTGCCCTTCATCACCTTGATCTTCTCAGGGTCCAATCCAGCGATAGGTGTTCCCTGAGGAGTACCGACAACGGGAACATCAGCCCCGGTAGAGGGGGCCATGAGGGCGGCCAGGGCCGGTGGCAACGAGATAGGGGTCCCCGAGATGGGGGCGTTCGAGGTTGCCTTGGCCACGGCTTCTGCGGCTGGAAGAGGGTCCAATCCTCTCCCGTGGGTCATCATCCGGATCATCCCGGTGGCCGCCTTGGACAACTTTTCGTCCGAACTCGCCGCCGCGATCCTGAGCTCCTCCTTGCTCATCTTGCCGACCCGGGCGGCATACTCCTTGTCGACATCCCCCCAGTCGACCTCAGCCTTCATCCCGAGGAGGTTCTCCTTGAGCCAGTTGATCTTCTCGCCGACCCACTCAATCTTGCCGACGATCCAATCCCAAACCGACTTGAAGACGTTCTTGATGCCCTCCCACAAATCACTGAAGAAGGCTTTGATGGGCTCCCAGTAGGTGTAAATCAACCCGGCCGCGAGGGCGATGCCGGTGATGATGGCGATGATCGGATTGGTCAGCATCGCCACCTTGAGAAAGTTCATCCCCTTGGTCAGCAGTCCGATTGCGCCGTTGGCGAGCCCCCAGGCCGTGGTGAGGACTCCCCAGGTGGTGGCCGCCACGGAGGCGGCCGCTGTGACTCCCCAGATGGCGACTCCGGCGACGGTCAAGCCCCCAGCCGCGAGCCCGATCCACTTGACCAGTTCGGGGTGTTCCTTGGCCCAGGCCGTGACCGACTCAGTGACTCCCTTGGTCAGGTCGATGAACTCCCTCACCGTGGGGATGAGAAGACCCCCGATGCTGAGCTGCAGCTCCTCGAA